AGTTACCGATCTATTTAGGGTCATAAACCCTTCAAGGAGCTTTATTTTATTCCCGTTAGAATCTATAACCATAATGTCATAAGATGATTTTGGATAAAAGACTTTGTTTGTTTGAGTTGGTGTAAGTGTTACAGTTAATTTACCAAGAGGGCCATTTATTACTATACCGCCGCTTGGAGATGTTAAAGTTACTGCTAGCTTTGTTCCGCCTTTTACATCACGAACCTGCATTTTTGCAGATGCGCCAGTAAGATCAATAGCATTATCATTTTCGTCTTTATATTCTACTACAAAGCTAAATGTTGCATTCTGATCTACTTCGAAATTCTTTTGTCCTGCCATTTGCCATAGTCTCCTAAATAGGAATACTCCTGTACTAATTTTAGCACAGGAGTATTTCTAATCGACTATTTTTACTTTTTGGTAAAACCGAATGTTGGTTCATTTGGATTTAGGGCCTTGAGTGCAACTGGCACGACTGCTGCCATTCCACCGTAGAACAAATCCCTTGGTGTCGCCTGTAGTCCTTGAGCTTGAAAAGCAGCGTATACTGCTAGTGATGCTCCTAGAAAATGACGTCCATAACTTGCTAGTGCTGCTAGAATTTTTTCTTGCATTGTAACTACTCCGTCTCCATTAAGATCTTCTTTAGCTTTTGCCATTTTTGATCCTCCTCATTTCTAGGCGGGTTGCCTAGGAATTTTGGGCTTTAGCCCAATTATATTATTGTACCACTATGCGCTAATATCTACCAATTCACAATTGCCGTCAGAACTGCATGCAAGCGTAGCGTTAGTAGAAGTTCCATCTTCTGTTTCATAGAAAGACAAATCTTCCCATCGAATGCTCTTTGGCATTTTTGATACTAGCAAGTCGTACTCATCTTTTGTTACTTCTTGGTATGGTGCCTGCTTGTATGAATGATCTGAGTGTGGTAAAAATGATATTCCAGATACTTCATCAAAATGTTTATAAACCCAAGCTCCGACTTCCATCCATTCATCTTCTTTTACAGAAACAGTAATTGATGGCTTATGCTCACACCATGCACGTTGATACACTAGCCAAATGTTTAGATGTTCAATTGCTGTTAAATCATTTCTAACGATTGCCCCTTCTGGTGCTTTTACTGGGAAAGAAAAAACATAGGTTTCATTTGGCTTCATTACATCATCTTCAACTGGGATTCCAACTTCTTTAAGAAACACAGAAATTGGATCTCCTTTTGAGCCACGAACTGTTCTAATATAATATGGGGAATGCCAAGCATGCATGCCTGAAGATACACCGACCAACTGAGACACTGTTCCTGATGGCTTTACACATGTAATGGCTGCAGACTCTGGAATGCCAATTTTGGCAGATTCATCTTTATTTGTTAATCTTGCTGAATCTCTAATTGTCATTAAGAATGCTTCTAGAGAAACTAAATCTTCTTTACCAGACATAAACTTGTGTCCAAACTGCCCAGTCAAAGAAACTCCTAGAAGGCGCTCTTCTTCTGTATTGTCTTTCCAAATCTTACGAAGGTACTTAAAGTCTGTAAGAGTTGATTGCCAAGTACCAAGTATAGTTGCTAGTTGAACCTTGCGTTCGATATCTTCCTTTGTATCACTTTCACGTAATACGACTTCTGAAAGATTACAAAACTGATAAGGACGTAAAATAATTTCTGAGCACGGGTTAGTGCCGTAGTGAATGTCTGGGTCTCTTCTTCCAAACTTCGCTGCTTGGGCTTGCGCTGCAGCCACATTGTATATACCTCGTTCTCCTGATTTTGAATCATACAAAGACTTCCATTCTGAAATAAACTGTTCCATATCTGGTTTGCGTGAATAGGCAACAGAATTATTTGATAAAGCACGTTGAGTATTATTCTCCCACCAATTTCCTGATTTTGCTGCTGCCATCTCAATATCATTAATATTAGAAAGAGAAATCATTGCTGAACGACGGACTCCTCCAACTACAACAACCTCACCAATCTTGCACATAATGTCGTGTGCCTCAATTGGTTTTAATTGACGTCCTGCTGCATTTTTAAACTTTGCAATAGTAAAATCAAAAAGGTTTACGAGGGGTTGGGGACCAGATGATCTACCACCCATTGTCTTAAGTCTTGCTCCAGCTGGGCGTACTTTAGAGACGTCAATCGCTGGGATTTGTCCAGACCAAAGCAAAGCTAAAAGTTCTCGATATGCTTTTGCCCACCCCTGCTTTGAATCTTCTACTGAGATAACTGTAGATGACTTTTCAAATGATTCAGGTACTGATGGAAGCTTGTTAACATACTTATACTCTACAGAAAACCCAACACCTGTTCCGCACATAAGAATATACATTGTTTCGTCAAATGATCTTGGTGAATCAACTGGGACAAATGAACAGTTATACCCAGCTACGTTATCTCTATCTAATGCAGCTCCTGAAGTCATAACAGAGCGCATTGATGGCATGACATTTCTTTTAAATACACCGTCTTTTAATTCCGCAACAAGCTTTTCATTTGGAATATAATTATGGTTTTCTTTTAAGTGATTCAGCATATAATCAAAATATCTATCTACTGTTTCACCCCACGTTTCACGACGATTCTCTTCTGGAATCCATCTGGCATAGCGTGATAACGCAATAAAATTTTCATAAGGATTTTCAATAGTATTTGACATATATGTCACCTTTTCTCCGCTTAACGGTTTAATTTAATTTAAGTAGAGTCCTATTCTACCAAACTTTTTTAACTATGTGAAGGGTAGTAGAAAAAAAGCAATAAAATAATGTAAATTATTAGTTAACTAAAATAAAAAACTCTAAAAGCCAGGTTGACAGATTAAAGTTTTTAATGGTATTCTTATATTTCGTTATCTCTATTGGAGGAAATGCCTATGGAGAATATAAAAGAAAAACTTAGCGATGTATTACATCACTACGTTGCAATAACAGTAGCTGTACTGTTTTTATTTACTGGACAACCAGAAATGATTCAAACAGCTTCTGCTCTGGTTGTAAAGCCAGATGTACAAACCGAAGCACAACTTAACAAGGAAAAGCTGGAGCAATTCAGCAATACTGTGTGGAAACCGTCAGAGTCTTTAACAGACAAAGAATTGGTTGAACTACTCAAGGCTGTAGGCTTTGAGGGTAGCGCCCTTAAAATGGCGTGGGCCGTAGCTAAAAAGGAGTCTAATGGACGCCCAATGGCTTATAACGGCAACAGGAAAACTGGAGACAGCTCCTATGGAATTTTTCAAATCAACATGCTAGGCAATTTGGGTGATGATAGAAAAGAAAAATTCAAACTGGATAGTAACTATTCGTTATTTGATCCAGCAATTAACGCAGAGATAACGTATTACATGACCAATGGCGGTCAAAATTGGTCGTCATGGAAAGGTTTGACTCCTCGAACAAAAGAGTGGTTAAATAAATTTCCATCTAAAAATTAGAAAGGGGTTAATATTAAGATACAAGTAGTATCTCTATATCTAACTCTTGCAAGAGAAGGCCTTGCTGCATCTATGGATTGCCCATTATGCCAAGGCTTTCTCTTTGCCAATTTAAGTAACGAAGATGGTATATACTTGTATTGCTTGTCATGCGAGTACAAAAAACAAATCGGACTAGCCCTTTACAGCAGAATGGAAAAAGAAGTTAATGAAAAAAGTTGATTTAGACCAGGATTTAGTTAGAGCAGTTTCAAGGAATATACCGTGTATACATATGAATACAGATTTCTTAGCAGCTAATGCAATATCAGTATTTCTTAAGTATTTAAATCACCAGCTTGAAAGTGGTAGCACTTTGCAAGAAGCTATAGATGGAATTAAAACAAAAGATGTCGAATGAGGCGGGTTCTGAAAAAAGCGATGCTCTTGAAGACAATTTGCCACTAGTAAACTACATAATGTCTCACAGGATATACGACATTATGGTTTTAATTGCTAATATGCTGGCAAAATCCGAAGAAGATGTACAAAAAATAGAAAAAATGATAGAATATCACAAAGATGGGTTCCTCCTTGGGCCCAGTCCAGCTTATAACAACTTAAGGGAAGAAAATGAATAAAGAGTCTGTAATTAAATTAATGCTTGATAAATTTCTTGAAGGAAACAGATACCTAGGAAAAGGTTCTGGAATGCCAGAAGAAGAAGTTGAAGCTAAAATTGCTGAAGGCCTAGTAGCAATGGAATATCTTCTTTCAGAAGTATATGACGAGCTGCTAGCAAACAACTTACTGAAGTAATAAAAAACCCCAGAAATGGGGTTTTTTTATTATGAGTGGTATAATTAAGTAATGGCCAGAGATCATTTTAAACAAACAGCGTTTAAACCTTACTTTGCTGATTTTGACCATAATAAAAATCATAAATGCAAATCCTGGCTATGTAAATTTGAAAAATTTCTTAATAAATTTTTAGGGGGCAAAAAAAATGTTTTACGATAAACCAGAATGTGAAACAATTGTAACAACAATTGATGATTATGGAACCAAAACAGGAGTTTTTGTTTTTAAAAAAATAATACCTGAAAGTATATTAGAGTCAGTTAGAGAACAGCTAGAAAAAGAATCTCAAATGACAACTCAATACGAAGAAACGTTAATTGATTGGTATGCTGAAAAAACTACTAACCCTATCGGTGGAATTATAGATATCTGGGAGTACATATCAGAACTGATATATCCAGAATACGTAATACACCCATCTAGAAACTTCTTGAAGGTTAAGCCTGGAGATAATGGAATGTTTATACACTCTGACTCACCAGGAAAACATTCGTGTCACCTTTTATCTCAGCCAGATGTTTTCCAAACATGCTGCATAATAGATTATGGTCTTGTTGCCTACTTTGGTAAATTTGAGGGTGGAGCTGTATTCTATCCAAACTTTAATCCAGACGGAACAAAGAAAACAACAAATTTTGATGGCCCTTGTTTAGAGTATCAGCCTGAAGAAGGAGACATAGTAATTCATGGAGCCTTTGCAGATTATGCACACGGTGTAAGAGAAGTTACATCAGGAACAAGATATGCATACTCAAACTTTGTTTTAAGAGC